GTGCATTTCATTTTCAGTATAACCCAGTTCTTCTGCCAGTATCCTCACAATATTCCAGTAATAATTATTTTGCTGACTAGAGCGTACACCAGTTTCTTTTAGTTCAATATAATAATCTCCCTGTAGTTTGGATATAGCATTGTCAAATTCCTCTCTGTTAGTGAGAGTCATTTTACCATTTTCTATATTACAGGGGAATCGCAGTCTGGACATATTTTTTCTTTCCAAAGTTTAATATCTGAAGAACTCCACAACTTGCCTTCAAATATATTCCATTTCTTACGGCATATAGGACACCAAGATAAGTCTTCATCTGCCCTTATCTCATCTGTCTTGTGATTTTCTCTATAATTCTTTTCTATTAAAGGATTATCTAGGGCATCAATGACCCATTGTATTGAACCAAACTTAGGCTCATTCTGTTTTTTTCCCTTGTTTTTCATATATAATTCCACCCAGTAGTAATAAATAATTCCGTGCATCCTGTATTCTACCTGTGATTGGTTCTTCGGATACTTCACTGCCTGTGAGAACGTAATTGCGGATGGAATCCATATGTTTTAATAAATAAATAAGGCACACCTGCTCTGCATCAAGATTCATTCTTTCCCCAATACTCTTGAAGTTTTTAAACTTATCTTGGTCAGATACAGTGTACTCTTCTCCTTTAACTTTCATCAGACGATTTTCTTCTTTTTGCATCTTGTCTGACCATTTGAAGAAGTCTTTAACTTTCACTTTTTACCCTTTCTACAAGTTCAGTTATTATAAGAAATGATATGCCAAAAAATAAAGACCAAAAGAAAAGACCTAGACCTAGTACGAGAACATTGGCAACCCATTCTGCTATATCAAACATAATCATTTTGCCTTCCTTATTTCTTCTACAATCTCATCTTTTACTTTTGTTAAAAACCACCTAGATAAAAAATGAGTAGAGTAAATTGCTACTCCTATCCATACTACTTGAAAAACATCAAATGCGTTTTCTTGTAATGATTCTAACCAAAATGCCATAGTATTCTCCTCGTTGTTAAAGATATTGTAAAATTTTACTAATAGGAACTAATATCATTTGTGCTTCATTGTCATCGCCACCTTTGACTATTCTAGCAATTTTGCCAACAAGCATAGCTTTGCACATACTTTTTAATTCGTCAACAGGTACGCAAATCATACCCTTGATTTCATCTTTATATGATAAGATATGAAACCACCAATCTGCTTTTGTAACAGATATTCCAGATGCTTTACCTCTACATCTAATTTCAATGGCAATATTTCCAGTTGTCTTCCAAATATCCCTTTCTGTTTTTACTTCTATTTTACCTTTATTTTTTAAAAGGTCTTCTAATTTTTGTTCGTAGTCTTGACCAAACTTTAAGTCTAAATCAAATCTATTATCTTTATTCATAATTGTTAAATTTTTAACAAAATCTAGCAGGAAGGTCGGCTCATCTAGAACTATTGCTTAGTGTTCCTGCCGTCATTTGTATTAATTTTTTGCCCCACTGGTAGCCAACCATCCATTTGTCATCCTCTTTTCTAAATTCTTCTTTCCTATGGAAATCCAATCTTCAGACAAGAGAATTTTTGCGTGAGGCAATTATTTACCCCATTTCCTCTGCCATATCATCAAGGCAAGTGTCGCATACATCAAACTTGCAAACACTACAGGTGTTTAATTCTTCTAAGTCATAAAGAACATCATTGACTATTTCGCTAATCTTATCTAAATGCTTTCTAAGACCAACTGTTGAAAAATCTGACATCTCCAATTCTGTGTAACTCCAAATATCGGATAGTCTTTTTTGTATTCTATTTATTTCTGTTACTTGTTTCATTTTGTTCTCCTTACTTAACACAATATACTGCTTTTATACATTACAAGTCAAATGATTTTTTAACAATTTTTTCTAAGATATTTTCGTAGTCTGAGTCTCTTAACTTTATAAGACTATTTTTACGTTCTTTTAATTCTTCATACCAAGTGATGCCACGCTTATCGATTGCCCATTCAACAAACTCAGCAGGAGTTTTATGGGCGGAGAACTTGCTCGAAAAAACGTGGCATCCAACACACAGGCAAAAACCATTATCAATGTCCCAACGGACAACTCTTATAGACCTTGAGTAGAAGTGGTGAGCATTCAGAGGCTTCGTCTTGTGGCAGACCTCGCACATTCCATATTCTTTTACTTTGTCTGCCCACGCTTTGTCTAACTTCTTTGATAATGTTTTCTTCACCTAGAAGGGTAACTTCTCTTCGTCTTTATTTGTGTGAGTGTCTGGAGTGCCTTCAAGCACTTGGAGTAGAGCCTTCATATTTGCTTCGATAATAACTTGCTCTGCATCAGTAAGAACAGTGTGTGTGTCCTTCTTAGCTACCATATCAACAGCAAGTTTCAAGCATACTTGCTTATGAATGTCGTGTGTTCTTGCATCAATACCAAGAGTGGTATTACTGCTATTTTTAAACATAGTATCGCCTTCTGGCACTATGTTCCAAACAGTTTTGCCATTAACTTCTTCCTTACGGATGTTAACTTTATCTCCTTTGCGATAATACTGAAGTTTATCGTTGAGATATTCAGTGGCAAAAATACCTTTCTCAGAACCTTCGTGCATAACTCCATATAGATACCAAGCACCATAGTTATTAGTACCTGTCTTTGGGCTATCATACAAAAGTTCTACAATAGTATCTGTGTTTTTTTGTATTTTTAGGGTTTCGTTTTGGCTCATTTATTCTCCTTGTTTGTTTATAGGTATTACTTTACAGTTGTTTCTTTCTAAGAGTTTAAACACCATCATACGAATAGCATCAATCTCTTCTTGTGTGATGTCTTCAGGAAACTCAACTCTGAATTTACCTTGTGTTATTTCTTTCATACGTTCTCCTAATATGTTAAGTTAATAAAATAATTCAATGTTAATCAAGAGTATTTTTTTTTATTGACTTTCTATATTTTTTTCTTGCTTTCTTAATAGACTCAGTTATTTCTAAATGAGAATAATTACAATCTGAAATATCATCTCTATTTATAAAATCAATAAACTCTGTCAGCCTCATCCTTTTAATACCTCTCCCCATAAAGATGTTCTGCCATTTACAATCTGAACCAAATGCACTGTAAAATAACCAGTATGATAGAAATCAACAATAGCAAAAGCGTGTTGCCAGTTATGTTCTCTATTACCTAGCCACTCATTTGCATCAGCACTCATATCCTTTAGGCATCCTATTGACCAAGCTGACTTAACTCCGTCTATGTGAGTGACAGAAGACTGCTGAATATCGTGATGATGTCCATACATAACATTGCCACCAAGACGGAGAAGGTGATTGCGAGTATGATTAATCCCAGCAAAATGATGTCCGTGATAAAAGTTGAGTTTACCAATCTTGAGCATCTTGCCCAGTTTGTGGTATTTATAACCACGCTGTCCCAATTTAAGAGCATTTTTAACCAAAAAACCCTTAGCAAGGTAGGGGTTTTCTTCAACAAATCTATTAAGCCAGTCTTCGTGATTACCTTCAACAAAATGTCTCTCCTTTACGTTTGCTTTATCAAGTGACTCATCAATTATGTCCATACCTTTGTTTACTTCTTCTATCTCTTTTTCAACAAAGGGTAACTGATACTCTAGCGGTGGTCGTTTCTTTTTCTTCCACTGCCAATGTGATACGGAACTCCATTCTCCAGTATCTCCGAGGTCAATGTAACCATCTGGTTTTATAATCTCAATAGCTTGACAAACAACACTTATAGCTTTCATATCAGCTAATGGAAAATGCTTGTCAGGTGTTACTATGTATCTTTTAACTTTCATATTATCTCCGCATTTAGCCACTTATCCAATGCTTTTTTCCACTGGTCGTATGTGGCTTTATTGTTATTGTAATTAACCCATACCTCATCAAACTCTTCCCATAGCCTATTTCTCATTTCACGCAAAAAGCGTGTCTTGGGGCTTGTTGGATTTACCTTTGCTATCCTCTCTAAATATATTTTCTTTAACTCTTGGGATGTAGGTTTCATAATTGCCTGTCCTTATGTTGTAATTTAACTTAGCAGGTTCACTGCCTAGTGTTGGTTTTCCATTTTTATATTGAAATCTAATTTTATGAACGTGTACACCTACATAGTCATCTTCCTCTGACCTATGTCTATGAATCGTAATTGCATTATCCGCTTTATTAAACCAATTTGCAGAGCCTGAAATGTCGTAAGGACTTGGGACAACTGGTTTTCTATCTGCCCCATTTTCCATCTTTCTAGGATGAGCAACAACCCATATATGTATTTCACAAACTTTAGCAAATGTATTTAATTGAGACAAAACCCTACTAACATAATTAGTCTCATTTTCGCCATCTCCAAATTTATGCTCAATAGTATTCCACGGGTCAATTATAAGCCCATTCAATCCATATCTGTAGTTTAATATTTTTGCCTGTTCCATTATTGATTCAATCGTAACCGATGATTCTTGTGTGCCTATAAATTTAATATGGTCATTAAGTACATTCATACTAGCCCTTGCTACTTCTTCAGGCATCTTTTCATCGCCCCAAAATGCCTGTTTAGAAAATTTACCAACAAGTTTTAATAAGTGGTGTTTTACTGGAAAATTCTCTGCTGAAAATATACCAAAATTCCAACCATACTTTTGCACCATATTTATCATTAAGGCATCCATCCACTCAGATTTACCCATATTAGGCACACCAGTCACAACAGATACTTCTGACAAGCTAATTCTATAATGCTCATCAAGGTCTGTCCATCCAGTCGAAAGTCCTAAATGCTCAGGAGTATTAAATAAATCAATAGCCTCATCAATAACATCTTCAATTATAATAACACCATCTATGGGGTAAGGGTACGCACCACTAACTATCTCTAATATACTCTCCTCTCCATATTTAACCAAGACTTCATTCATATCTTTGCAATCATCAGGGTAATTGACTCTACAGCACTTTTCCCTACCAATACGCCTAGATAATTCATCTCTTAGGTGTTGACCTGCCCCATCAGAATCTGTGCATAATATAACCTTCTCAGCATTCATTAAATGTTCTTCAGCAGATATAAGGTAGCTAAACTTTCTATCGCTAGGATTTGAATTTGGAGCAGTCGCACCATCAGGAACAGATATTACATTAGTAAAACCAGCTTGAACCAAAGAAAGGGCATCCATTTCTCCTTCAGTAATTATAATTGTCTCCATACCTTTCATATGGTCAAATCTGTAAAAACATTTCTCAGCATTTTTCTCTTGCCTAAATTTTTTATCTGCCGTTCTAGATTTGATATTGACAACTTCCCCATTTTTGTAAAATGGAAACTGAATCCATCTATCCTTATACCCTATCTTAGCATCATCTACGATAACCCTAGTAATCCCCCTATCCTCAAACCATTGATATACATTCTCAGGTAGTTTAGTTGTGGGTGGTTCAGGTTTTATGACAGGTTTTACTTTAACTTCTTTTTTTACTTTTTTCAATGAACCTTTCCACCCACAATGATGACAATGCCAAACTCCCTCATCAATATTCACAGATAAACATTTATCCTTAGACTTTCTTCTTCCTGTAGAACACTCTGGGCAAGTGGTCTTTTCTTGTCCTGAAGTCTCTCTTAAATAAATTCCGTTCTCCTCGAAAGTCATTTAGTTCTCCTATTTTTTATTTTGCTTTTTATGTAATAAATACAATACGAACACGAACTCAATAATCCACCCCAAATCAAACTGGGATGAGGTTCTCCACATATTCCAGTTATATGCTTTATAAAATGTATTAATGAGTCCATTATTGATTCTTGTACTTGTGATGTAGGTTTTGAAATTTAGTAAATCCATTACCTGCCTTACTTCTCAAATTTCTAAGGCTAATTAAATTCTTACTCCAAAATTT